AAGTCTGAAAATGAGAATAGAAAAGAAATGAAGACAATGAATAAGGATAATGCAAAGGAATTAAAGAAGACTAAAGATGAAATGATAAAACAGAATCAACAAAATATGAATACTATTAATATGTTTCAAACAAGTAGTAATCAAAATGTTCAATCTACCACATCAAAGGATGAAAGTCCTGAAGAAGTAGAAAGTGCTATTATGACTATAATGAATAATAGTGGATTTGGAATGTAAGAGGAAAATATGGCAAAATATAATTTAATACCATCACATTTTAGTGAAGAATCTGATATATTAACAGTTAATATAAAATCTAAAAAATTAACTACACTTCAAGGATTTACAAGAGGTGTGGATGCAATAGAGTCCACACAAGGGAAAAGGTCTGAATGAAAATTTTTAGCTCCTATGGAAATAAATGAAGATATTACTAATAATTGAGAAGAATATGAAAGTATGGCTACTAAACTAGCACAGAAAACTGCTGATATATCTAGACAAGTTGCAGTAGCTAAAGGTATTGGTGAGTCAGTGTTAAAAGGAACAACAGATGTTGCTAAGGGACATACAGATGTAAAAGGGGCTTTAAGAACAGCAATGTCAGGGGCAAATCAAAATTTAGTTGGTTTGTTAGATTATAGGGTAGACAGTCCATTAGTATATAAAAATAGTAAAAGAAGAGAATATACACTTATGTTTCAATTAGGTGTAAGTGATGAAAACACAAACGAAGTAAATATATTTAATGCTATAAGAGAATTAGAAAAATTATCTTGTCCTGAGTTAGATGGTGAAATGATTAATATAGATTTTCCAGCTATATTTAATATAAGAACAGACCCTGTTCCTATAATTAAAATAAATTATGCAGCATTAACAGGTGTTCAACCAGTATGAAAAGGGCCATATAGAAATGGTTATCCTATGTTTGTTGATTTATCATTGACATTTACTGATATTCAACCATTATATAGAAAATCATTTGAACAAGGTGGAATTGTTAGAACAGAATAAAGAGAATTTTTATGAACAAATCTATTAAAACAAACAAATCTTTTAAAGAAATTACAGGAAAAAGATTAAATAATACTTCACAATTAAAATTATTTAATATTTTACAAGATTTACAAGACAATGAGAGATTTATTAATATATTCAGAAGTTATATAATCAATGAATCTAATTTTGATGATGAAAGATATTATGATATTCATGAAGTAGATAGTTCTGATTGATTAGATGGTATATCATATCAATATTATGAAACTGATAACTTATGATGATTAATTGCTATGACTAATAATATAGTTAATCCTTTTGAAGATATATCTGAAGGTGATGCTCTTAGAATTTTAAAACCAAGTTATCTATATAAAATTTTAAAAGAAATTGAACGTGTCGGTGATTTATAATGAGTATTAAACAAGAATCAAATAAAGCAGAATTTGCTGTTTCTCTAACATTAGATGTTGGTGAAGCAACATTAGATAATTCTAATATAAAACAATTATATTTCATAGAAGATTTATTTTCATATACTAATGTTGGTAAAATAATATTAGAAGATGAGGAAGGAATATTAGAATACGGTCCATTAACAGGAAATGAATTTATTACAATTTTATATGGTGAAGATAATGATATTCAAAAAACATTTAAAATTTACAAAATAAGTAGAATTGATCAAAAAAATCAAAACAAACCTGATAGAAACACTATTGAAATGTTTTTTGCAGAACCTATGTTTTTTTTATTAAATTTTTTGCAATTTTCAAGATCATGAACAAACACAAGAATTTCTGATATAGTAAAACACATAGGTGAAAATTATTTACAAGTGAATAATTGAGATTTATTTGAACAAACAAATGAAAAGTTAGATTATTTTTATATTCCTTATTGAAACATGAATACCACATTAACATGGTTAGTTAAAAGATGTACAAGTTCTGATAATAATCAACCAGGATTTTGTTTCTATAATAATAAAAATGGAACAAATTTTGTGACATTAGAAAAATTATTATCTCAAAAAAAATTAATGAAAATAAGTGATGAAGATGATGGTTTATATGTGTTTCAAGATACAAACGAATTATTATATAATAAAATTCTTAACTGATATATATCTGGATTAGATATGACATTAATGAAATATTTGAGTGGTGGTGTTACTTGGGGATATAATACAAATACAAAAAATTTTATTAAACAAAAACATAAATATAAAGATTTAGTAAATGAACACACTATGTTAGGAAAAAAATCTCTTTTTCCTGATATATCTGATGAAAAGGTTTCACACAATAATCTTGGAGAAAATAATATTGACAATTTAAATACAATATTTACAAATATCTGAAATAGAAAATATAATTTACAACAATGTTTAACCATTACAGTAAAAGGACACCAAGAAAGATATTGTGGTGGAATGATAGAAATTAATTGACCTAGTGGCACACAAGAAGATCAATATAATAAACATTTACATGGGTTATATTTAATTAAATCAATAACACATACATTTTCAGGATATAATAATCCATCATATAAACAAAAAATGATTTGTATAAAAAATGGTTATAGTGATTCTTATCTTGATACATTGGTAAAAGCTAAAAAAATTAATAAGGTATAAATTATGATTAAATATACACCTGAAGATTATCAAACACAACCAGATAAGTTATATGGAATTTACAGAGGGGTAATAGAAGATAATAATGATCCACAAAAATTAGGAAGATGTAAAGTAAGAATATTTGGAATTCATACAGAAATGAAAAACAAAAACGAATTAGAAGGAATACCAACAGAAGAATTACCTTGATCTGAACCAGCATTAGGATTATTTGAAGGTTCAGTATCTGGATTTGGATCTTGAACTGTTCCATTACAAGGAAGTCATGTATTTTTATTTTTTGAAAATGGTCATATATTAAATCCAAGATTCTTTGCTTCTGCACCTGGAATGCCCACAAATATTAATCATGGATTTGAAGACAATGAAGGTTTTTCTGATCCTGATAATGAATACCCTAATGAAGAAACTCAATATCCACATAAACCTAATCAATTAAATGAATCTGATTATCATAGATTAGCAAGAAATGATAATATTGATGAAACAATAGTTAATAGTAAAAATGAAAATAGAGATGTTGGAGTAAATACAGCAGATGGAGATTCTTGAGATGAACCAGAATCATATTATAATTCATCTTATCCTGATAATAAAGTATTTTCTACTAACTCAGGAATAACTATTGAATTGGATGATACTAATGGTGAAGAAAGAATTCATATTTATCATCCATCTAACACATATATAGAAATAAATAATGAAGGAAATGTTGTTTTAAGAAATGCAAAAAACAAGTTTGAAATTGTAGATAATGATAAAAAACAACATATTATGAATAATTTAGATTGTAATGTAGATTCTAATGAAACAAGGGATGTTGGAATTGACAGAATAACACATATAGGTAATAATGAAGACATAACTATTGATAATAATAGAGATAAATATGTAAATGTAGATGAAACTATGGAGATTGGTAATAATAGAGATACCACAATAGGTAATAATGACACAACATCTGTTGGTAATAATGACACAAAAACTGTAGGCTCAGATAAACAATGTGATACTTCTGGGACTGTTACACATACTTCAGGTGGCAATTATAACATAAATGCAGGTGGGGTGTTAAATTTACATGGAACAGCAGTAAACATAACCAATTCTGAAGAAGGTTGTGAAATAAATACTTTGTTTTTAAAAATTAACACTACAAATGGTGTTACCATAAATGATAATGTTTCTATTAATGGAAATTTGAGTGTTGATGGAAGCATCACTGCCACTGGAAGCAATCCAGATAACCACACACACTAATAAGGACTAAATAATGGTTTGATGAAGAGATATAGATATAGAATTTAATAAAAAGAATAATGGTGATATAAATGATTATATAGATGTTGATGCTATTATTCAATCACTTAGAAATATATTTTTAACTATGAGAGGTCAAAGAAGAAGATTACCTACATTTGCTTTAAATATATATGAATTATTATTTGATCCAGTTGATGATATAACAGCAAGAGAAATTGGTGAAATCATGTTAGAAGTTGTTCAAGTATGAGAGACTAGAGTTATTATTGAAGATTTATTAGTTAGACCAAACCCTGATAAAAATTTATATGATATATCATTAACTTTCAAAATAAGAGATTTTAAAACACCTGAATCTATAACAATAGAAGAAACAATACAGGCATCATAGAGGTAGTCAAATGGATAATTACTTAGAACCAACATATACACAAACAGATTTTAATACAAGTAAAGAATGATTAATAGAATTAATGAAAAATTCTGACACTTTCAAAGATTATAATTTTGAAGGTGCTAATATTACTATGTTACTAGAAATGATATCATTTCTAGTAGATAATACCACATATTTTTCTAATAAATTAGCAAAAAATATTTATCCAGAAAGTGCTGAAGTATATGAAACTATGCACAGTATATCTAAAATTAGAGGATATGAACCCAAAGGTTATATTGCTCCTAACTTAGATCTTAATGTAAAAATATTAGTAGATAATGAAGAAGAAAATTTACCATCTGTTGATGATCAAATATATATTCCTGCATGATATAGTATTGATAGTGGATTAAAAAATGATAACAATGAATCTATATATTATTTAACTACTAAGAATTATACATTTACTGTTTCTACTTCTGGTGAATATGACTTTACACTTCCAATGAAAGAAGGTAGTTATAGAACAATAGAATTTACAGGTGAAGATATTATTAATAATAAATTAATATTACCTAATGGAACATATGATTATGATACAATACCTTATGATAAAAATCCAAATATGGTTTTATATGTTAACGAAGACACATGAACTAGAGTTCAAGGATTTAATAATCAATATATTAATGGAGATAATAATGTATATAAATTAGAATATGATAAATATCAAAGATATAATGTTGTTTTTTCTAATTCTAATAATGTTCCATCTTCAACTGATATTATAAGAATAATTATAAATGAAACAAATGGTGAAGATGGAGATATATATGCTAATTTATTTGAAGATTTTGAAAATATAAATGATATCCCTGTATTAAATAATAATACATTTATTATTGAAGAACAAAATTTCTTATTTAATATAAC